CGGGAGGAAAACCCTCATTCTCGGTGTACTTGTATGAATCAGAAAAACGAAGACGGTATTTGTTCGTATTGTGAATGGGAAGAACAAAAGGTGGAAGATGATCAAGAATAAAACCAATGAAGCGACAGACCCTATGCGATTTGCCTACGCCGACCCACCATATTTGGGTAACGGGAAGCGCAGATATGCACCATTTCACGACAACTCGGAGCAGTACGACACCAAAGACGCGCACCTGCTTCTCGTGGATCGACTGGTTTCTGAATACCCTGATGGTTGGGCATTGTCATGCAACCCCAAAGACCTTGCTTGGTTGTTGCCTGCCATGCCCGAAGATGTACGTGTCTGTGCTTGGACTAAAACATTTCACCAAATCAGAGTAAACGTGTCTGTGCAATACGCATGGGAACCTGTGATTTTGTGGCATGGTCGTGATGTTCGTCATCGCAGGCCGATGACTCGTGACTGGACTAGCGGCTGCATAGCGATGCGAAAAGGTTTACCTGGAGCTAAACCCAAACATTTTTTTGATTGGGTCATATCTCTGCTTGGTTACCAGGATGGCGATGTGATTGACGATATTTTTCCAGGCACAGGCGGGTTGGCAGACGCAATACAAGTTTGGGAGTTTCAAGGTGTTACAGGAAAGGTCAAAGATGATCAAGACACGGAAAAAGAGACAGATTAAGTTCTTTTTTGCAAAAGAATTGCTCACATTATTTGACCCGGAAACAGAGGTGACGACAATGGCAGAAAGCTTAGACACTTGCCGTTACACGCTGTATAAGTGGATGCAGAACGACACCAAAATCAATGAATGGGCCGCAGACAGGTATGCGATAAGAATGGGGTTACACCCAAGCGAAATATGGACTGATTGGTTTGATTTATGACGATTATGTGGGATGTTTGGCTTGGCGACTGTCGCACGGTAATGAAGGATTTGGCTGATAACTCCATTGACAGCATTGTTACTGATCCACCGTATGAACTTGGTTTTATGGGTAAGTCTTGGGATGCGTCAGGTGTGGCCTATGACGTGACTGTGTGGCAGGAATGTTTACGGGTGTTGAAACCTGGTGGGCATCTGTTGTCGTTTGGTGGTTCACGCACTTATCACCGTATGGCTTGCGCTATCGAGGATGCAGGGTTTCAGATTCGTGACCAAATTATGTGGGTGTACGGGTCAGGGTTTCCAAAATCGTTGAACATCAGCAAAGCGATTGACAAGGCTGCTGGTGCAGGGAGAGAAAATGGCAAATTGAAGTGGAAAGGGGGAACTCAACTTGGCGTGATTAACGATGATTCGTGGAAGCCAAAAGACGTTTATGAATCACAACCAGCTACGGCTGAGGCTAAAGAGTGGAATGGTTGGGGAACAGCACTCAAACCTGCCCATGAGCCGATTGTGTTGGCTCGCAAGCCGTTGGATGGAACGGTTGCGAATAATGTTTTGACGCATGGTGTTGGTGGTATCAACATTGACGGTTGCAGGGTAGGAATGTCTGAGGCTGATAAAGCCAAATCACTCAATAATTGGAAGCCACAAGGTTATGAATTGAAAGAAAGTATTTATGAGTTTGGCACCGAAGTTGTCACCACCGAGCAAAGCCAACAAGGTCGTTTCCCGGCGAACTTTATCCATGACGGTTCAGACGAAGTGTTAGAACTATTCCCTGAAACCAAAGGTGGAACTTGGAACACCACTAAAGGCGCACGACATTTTAACAACGATGGCGAACCAACGGATTACGCAACCTCTAAATCTGACAGTTCTATCGGTTCTGCTGCACGGTTCTTTTATTGTGCTAAAGCCAATAAGAAGGATCGCAACGAAGGGTTAGACCAGTTTGAGGAGAAGCGTGACGCTGACCGAACTAAAGACGATGGTGCTGGTGGGGATAATCCTCGCAACCGAAGTAACACCGCAAAACTCAACCACCACCCAACGGTCAAACCAACAGAACTCATGCGATACCTGTGCAGACTGGTAACCCCACCAAACGGCACAGTTCTTGACCCGTTCACAGGTTCAGGATCAACAGGTAAGGCGGCCGTTGCCGAAGGGTTCAGTTTTATAGGTATTGAACAGTCAGCAGAATACGTTGAAATAGCGAAAGCCAGGATCACAAAATGAAAGAGAAAATCCACCTAGAAAGGACAATTATGGAAGAGGAAATGTATATTGAGTCAATGAGCGAGGATGCGCGGAAGATCTTTTTCCCAAACCCGGCGATGCAGTTGGATGCGATAGAGAAAAGGATTCAAACGCTCGAATTACGCATAGCCAACATCATTGAAGCCTTGGAGGATCTCATTAAGCCCAGGTTAGATAAATGAACAACATCAATGTGTCAATCGCCAATGTGATCGCATGGTTTGAAGAGTCGGAACAATGTATGTTGCATAATCACGCACAAAAAATGGTGTCAACCCCAAAAACGGTTGGCAACGATGAAGCCATAATCACCACAATAAACGAGGAGATATCAAAATGAAAAAGAATCCACTAATCGAGGTAGTTGAAACACAAATCAAAATGGTTGAACAGGTTTGTGACTTCCTAAACGACATTTTGGAAGGCGAAGCATACCTTTCACCAGCCGACGTGTTGGATGCGATTGCTTACAACGGCCTGAAATTAGATTTCACCAAAATTGTCACTTTTGACAAGTCTGACATCTCGCTATCTAGCCTGGCTTACATGGCGACCGTGAACCCAGCGTGGTTTGAGGACACTAAAACCCGATTATTGTCTCAGTCCTGATACATACTTCGTATCCGAGAACTGGAGAACCCAAGTGCCTGAACTGAATGCGAACATCCCCCCAATCGAATGTTTTGTGCGGGGGAACTTTTTACGCAATCAGCAGGACTCATTTGACAAATACTTCCCTTGTGTCATATTTGGGGTAGCCAGCATCCCTGATCGCGCCCCTGTTTTTCACTTCCTGATGGAAGATGGTGGTATTTGGTGGAGGATGCCAATAAACGCTTTCTGTGCAGCTGAGAACACCCCGGAAGCCAATATCTACGATTTGGTGTTATGGAACTCGTTTTCACCCAATCTCACAGTCACCATATTCAGCCAGTTGACCGACATGAAGATGCGATACCTGAACCGATATAACGAACCAATTGTAGGTAACTACCTGTTTACTTTAGATTGGCACTCCCCGGAAACGAACTACCTGAACTTCGGTTACAGCGAGAACCCTGGACAACACAAATGTGGTCATGTCATCCAACGTGATGACGGCAACTATGCGATCCAACCCAACAACAGAATCACCGTATTTGACCCTTCGTTCACCACCAAAATAGGTCACAAGCTCATTGATAGACAGATCAATACACACAAGTTTGGTGTCGAGAACACCTCAAAATGGCATACCGAGGATTCCAACAGTTACAACTACAAGGTTGAGGAACGCCCCTAATTTTTGTGGCGGGGGAAGCCGTTTCAGGGCCTAGTGCCAAAACCCTCTAGGTGTAGAGTAAACAACCTTATGTGGTCATACCTACTTGGAACACTCGGCGTTATTGCACTCTTCACCATTGGACAAAAGAAATGGTATGGATGGTTCATGGCTTTCACCAACGAACTCTTATGGATTGTTTACGGTTACACCACCAAACAATATGGCTTCATTTTTGCTGCAATAGCCTACGGAACAGTCAATATGACACACGGAATACGTTGGTTTCGTCAAAACAAACACCAAAACAACACACATCAAAACAAGTACACACATCTCATAGATTTCACACCCAACACCACCAAACCCATACACACCAACAACTAAACCCCCCTACATACACCACACATACACACACAAAACACCCAAAAACCGCGTCTCCGAGCGCGGCGAGGGTCGGCGAAAAATGTTTCAGTTTTACTGGTTGCCGGGTTACAAACCATCGTCTAATCTCGTTCAATCATGGCTCGACCAACAAAACTTACGAAAGACAAAGCTGACAAGATCGTTGATCTCGTTCGCGCTGGCAACTATGCAGAAACAGCAGCGACTGTAGCAAACGTTGGTATTTCAACCTTTTACACCTGGATGAGTAAGGGTGAAGGGGAGAAGGCTCGCTCCCCATATAAGGAGTTTAGAGAGGCAGTCCTTGGTGCGAAGGCTGAAGCAGAGGCAAGAATGGTTATGGTCATTCAGAGGGCCGCTAGTGACGGCTCATGGCAAGCTGCATCATGGTATTTAGAGCGTACTCAGCAAGCAAAATATGGGAAACAGAATCGTGTTGAACTCACCGGGGCTGAATCGGGTGCTGTGCGATTGGAAGTGTCGGTAGATGAACTGGAGAACCGAATTGCCAACCTCCTCGATAAGCCCTAAAAGTCGAACCAGCCAGGATCTTGTCGAGTTCCTGAAGGATGCGAAGCCCGCAGAACGCAAGATTTGGCTTGCAACCCTTACCAGCAAAGAGAAACAGACCGTTTTGGCTGTTTTGGAACAAGTCCAAAAAAACCCTTGGAGCCAGTATGCGAATGACCCGGTTGGCTTTATCGAGCGCGGCCTCGGAGAGCAGATTTGGTCTAAACAACGCGAAATCCTTGAATCTGTAAGGGATAACAAAAGAACGGCCGTACCAGCTTGCCACGCACCGGGAAAAAGCCATCTTGCAGCTCGCATGGTTGCTTGGTGGGTGATGAGCCAACCTAAAGGCACTTCTCAGGTGGTCACTACAGCAACGTCGTTTAGGCAAGTGCGAAACATTTTGTGGTCCCATATACGGAAACTTCATGCCGTACACAACCTTGACGGGGAAGCCCTTACTGTGGAATGGAAAATAGACGGTATTCAAGCAGCTTTCGGTTTCGCCCCGGCACAGTACAACGAAACAGCCCTACAAGGTATCCATGCACCGAACCTACTGGTAGTGGTCGATGAGGCAGGTGGTGTGCAGGACACTATAGGAACAGCCTTAGAAGCCTTAATGACAGGTGGTAACACAAAACTACTACTTTTAGGAAACCCCCCTACAGACAACGAAAATAGTTGGTTTGAAAGAGCCTGCAACAGCCCCCTCTACAACACGATCCCTATATCGGCTTTTGATACACCGAACTTCACCGGGGAGCAAGTAGGCAACTGCAAAACCTGCCCACCATCAGTAGGCACACACTCTTTAGCAGACCATCTAGTAGATGAAACTTGGGTAAACGACGTTATTAGCGAACTAGGCGAAACCTCAGCCTTCGTTAAAGCGCGTGTTCACGCAGAGTTCCCTAAAGTCACAGGAAACCGTGTCATCCCTTCAACCTGGATAGAAGACGCAACAAACAACCAAAACCCTGCCCCCGGACACCACATAAGACTCGGAATAGACATAGCAGCCGATGGTGGTGACGAGTTCGTGATCGCTAGAGCCGATGGCTGGACAGTCCAAATCATCCACACAAGTAGTGGATCAGAGAACGCAAACGCTGTAGATGTCGCCAACGTGTGCCTTCGACACATCCAACAAGCCGAATATGATGCCCAAACCCTTACAAACAAAGGGTTTCCTGACATACTAGACGGTAACTTAGCTTTACATAAGGGGTATTATGGGCAAACCAAAAACGAACACACGTTCGCCTCGGAAACCCTTATAGAATATGCCTCAAATGACCAAAAAACAGTCGAAAACACAAAAAACGAAAAAGAGGCTCTAAAACCCTTATCCCATATGGGTTTCCGAGGGGGTGGGGGGCCTGCGCGACCACCCGGAGTGGGGGGGTCACCACACATCGTTACCGTGAAAGTTGATGCGATTGGTTTGGGTTGGGGTGTAGTGGGGTTGTTGGAGATGTGGGGTCGTGATGGTTTGCATAACGCGAAAATTGTTGGTGTGAATGTTGCGGAGCGGGCTTTGGATCCTGGGAAGTTTAAGAATCAGAGGGCTGAGATGTGGTGGAATGGTCGCCAGTTGTTGCAGCCTGATCAGGATGGTTTTCAGGTGGTGCGTTTGGATGTTGATAGGCGTGTTGTGGCTCAGTTGGGTTCGCCTGATTTTGTTTCGGATTCGAGTGGCCGTATTCAGGTTGTTTCTAAGGCTGTGTTGAGGAAGCGTGGTGGTGTTTCTCCTGACCGGGCTGAGGCTGTGTTGTTGGCGTTGTATGAACCTGATCGGCGTAGGGAGGTTCCGTTGGTTGCTCCTATTGCGATTGTTCAAAGGAACGTTTGGTCTATGTAGGGAGGGGGCTTGTTTGTGTTCCCGCCGTTTTTTTGTGTAAAAAGTTTTTTCGGCTTCGCCGAATAAGGATGGTTATGTAGTGGGGTGATGGTGTTGTTGGTATGTTGTCGGAATGTCTGATTTGACGAAAGAGATCGCTAAAACTGTTGTCCGTATTAAGACGGAGATGCGTAAGGCTTCTGCTAAACCGAAGAAGGATAATTCTCAGGCTGATTTGTTTGAAGATGAGGGTGGCCGTAGGTATTCGCGCGCGTATCGAAGGTCTAAAGAGAAGGAGTTGCAAGCAAAAAGGAAGAGTGGCGGCCCTAAAGTTATGGGCAAAGCACAGTTTGCTTCCCGGAGCGAGGCTGGCAGATATGCTGCTAATCAAAGGTGGAAGGGTCAAGGCAAAAAGGGTAAGACTGCTGATGATGATGGTTTGAGTATCCGGGGTATGACTCCAGAAAAAAGGGCTTTGGATGAATTGCGTGTTTATGCTGAAGAGCAACGTGGGTTGTTGGATGCGATGCGCGGCGTTGCTTCAAAAGCAGAAATTAAGCAACAAATAGGGCTTGTGAATCTTGCTGATCGTGATTTGCGACGTATGGAACAAGCTCAGGCGAAGGCTGAACCCCCAACATCAACCCACAGAGATGAATACCTGAAATATCGGATCGGCAACAAAGAGGGTCGTGACAGGGCTTTTTCTGAGGCTAACATTATGAAAGCCGGGAAAGGCTTGAACGAGAAGTATGGTGCGCCTTTGGCTACGAAAGACGATGTTGCTTTCGCTGCCCAAGTAAAAGATGAACTTGAAACAGCGATTGCCCCTTTGGAGAAAGAGGTTCGTGATGTGTTGGGCAAACTGGATGCCAATGAGGGTGATCGAGCAACCAATTTGAAGTCGTTGCAGAGGGTGAAAACGAAGTTTGCTACGCTTGCACGGAAATCTGAGAAAGACGCTAAAGCGTCAGGTAACTATGCGAATGCTTTAGAGGAGAACACGGTTCGGACAATGGTTACTCGTACCCGGACAAGCCAAGCATTCGCATACGCCGAAGGGTAAACATCAAACTTCCTTTTCGCCTCAGCCTTCACACGCGCATACAACTCTTTGTTAGTAGGCACATTTTTTGATGCCTTCTCAACATCCGTAGCAACATTGATTGGCTTCTTGCCAACCCTGGTTTCAGTTGATTCTGCTTTACGCTTCCTTTGAACCGCTGAAGCAATCTCCTCGGCAGACATTCTTGCTGCTTTGGCCGCAGGAACGCATTTAGGGTATTTGCCTGACCCGGCATCATCTCGACCACAAGGTTCAAAACCGCCACCTTCTTTTGGGCGTGAAATATCAACCCACTTTTCTTTGAACCATTGATCTAGCTCTTTGATGAGCAAAGACTTTTTCCGTTTTTTCTTACGTCGGGGCGATGTGGACTCATTGCCCATAATTGTGTCCACATGGACAGCAGACGAAGTAGGGCTGTCCTTTGCTACGGCCACACGCATCCGAACAAGATCACGATTATCCATTACGACCATGCAACATATGGATCAACATTGAACTTTTCGGCCGCAGCTTTTGCTTTCAATCGAGTTTGAAACTTCGTAACAGTCCGACCCTCTAAACCTTCATCGTATTCATTGCCATCCTCATCGGCCACAGATTCAACCAGTTGCGACTCCCAGCCCCGGCGACCCATTTTCTCAATATGCACATCGGTACTTGCCGTTGTGTGGATAGCAACACGGTAAAGAGGCGCGCCAGGATAGTCAATAGGTGGTTCATACCCCTGAACCTCATCATTGATTATTTTAACCAATTCCTCTTCTGTTCGTACCTTGTCACCCCCTCGAATGACGGACTCATTAGGACTCCAAAGAGGTTTAATTTGTACAATTGCGTAAGGTTCTGTAGCACCACTCCTGCTTGTTGAACTAGAAGCAGAGGAATAAATCTTAACTTCGTGAGAAGGCATATCAATTTTGTACATGGAGTCTGAGCCGGGAACAAAAGTAATTGCCGCCTTGCGACCGTTTGCAAGGGTCACAAATCCTTGATCAACAATTTTTGCGAAGGCAGAACCAAGTCGAGACTTTCCATCAGCCGATAAACGCTCTTTTGGTTTGGCTGTTTTCTTTCCCTGACCTTTCCAACGTTGATTGGCGGCATAACGGCCAGCCTCAGAACGACTAGAAAACGACTTGGCTTTCTGTATTTCCGGGTAAACATTAATGCTTTGATCAAATCTCATCTCCCAACAATCCTGTGCGCCACTAGTTTTATCGTAAGCACTTTGAGTTGCCGTTAAAGCAGAAGCTCTAGTTGAAAGCAAACTTGAACGACCTGCGTTATTGAAACCCATTCCCTGCGACAACCGAGAATCGGCCTGACGAGCCTCATTTTGTTTTTGTTGGGCTTCATCAAATAGTGATCTAACC